ATACATACGATAATAAAAATGATGAAGTAGAGGAATCTACGGAGTCTCTTGATAGTTTAATTTCTCAATTAGAAAACGCGGAGGAGGAAGACTGTGAGTCTTGTACAATTTAAGATAAACAAAGAAGAAAAACCAGTGGTTGAATCCATGACTGTTTTCAACTCTGAGGAAGTTGACACTAAAAAACAACCAATGTTTTTTGGTAAACCATTGGGTATTCAGAGATACGATTCTTACAAGTATCCAATTTTTGACAAACTCACAACGCAGCAGTTAGGATATTTCTGGAGACCAGAGGAAGTATCTCTTCAGAAAGATCGTGCTGATTATCAGACACTACGTCCAGAACAGAAGCATATTTTTACTTCTAACTTGAAGTATCAGATTATGCTTGATTCGGTTCAGGGTCGTGGTCCTGGTATGGCATTTATCCCATATTGCTCTCTGCCTGAATTAGAGGCATGTATGGAGGTCTGGGGGTTCATGGAGATGATCCATAGTCGTTCATATACTCATATCATCAAGAACATTTATCCTGATCCCTCTGATGTATTTGATCACATTCTGAATGATGATCGCATTGTTGAACGTGCCATGACGGTTACTCAGGCATATAATGAGTTTATTAATGCAGCACATCATTATGATAATTCTAATGATTGGCAACATGCATTGGAGCAAGTTCCTTATGCATTAGAATCCAGATATGAACTCAAGCGCAAACTCTTTAGAGCAGTTGCGAATGTTAATATCCTTGAAGGTATTCGCTTTTACGTATCATTTGCTTGTAGTTTTGCTTTTGGTGAACTCAAACTTATGGAAGGAAGTGCAAAGATTATCTCACTGATTGCCAGAGATGAGAATCAGCATCTTGCTATTACTCAGAATATTCTGAAGAAGTGGAGAGAAGGTGATGATCCTGATATGAAAAAAATCTTCAAAGAAGAAGAGCAATGGTTGATTGGTGCATTTGAAAATTGTGTTAATCAAGAAAAACTTTGGGCAGAATATCTGTTCAAGAATGGTTCAATGATTGGTCTCAATGATAAATTGCTTCAGCAATATGTGGAATGGATTGCCAATCGTAGAATGAAAGCAATTGGATTAAAACCAATCTATGACATACCCGCAAAGAATAACCCACTCCCCTGGACGGAACATTGGATTTCGTCGAAGGGTCTTCAAGTTGCTCCTCAAGAAACTGAGGTTGAGTCTTACATCGTTGGAGGAATCAAACAAGATGTCACAAAAGACACATTCGCAGGATTTAGTCTCTGATTCTGAAGAAGAAAAATCTTTAGAGGCATACAGAGAGGCAGCAAAATCGGATGCCTTTCTGTTTGGTGACTATGATGGATACTCTGCTTTTACTGAAGATAAATAAATTCCAGATGATGGAATGATTTGACAGATTATGAAAATCCCTGGAAGTTTAAGGGAACCGATTTTTTATCTGAGAATATTGACGATAACTTCGGTTTTGTCTATCTCATTACAAATCTCAAAAACGGTCGCCAGTATATCGGAAGAAAATACTTCTGGTCAAATAGAAAGCCTAGAGGTAAATCTAGGAGAGTTAAATCTGAAAGCGACTGGAAAAAATACTACGGCAGTTCTGATGAACTTAACAAAGACCGTAAAGAGATTGGAAACGAATTTTTTACAAGAGAAATTTTAAGTCTCCATAAGACCAAAGGAAAGGTCAATTATGAAGAGACCAAACAACTTTTTATCAATAATGTTCTAACCGAAGCCCTTGACGATGGAGGACCTCTCTACTATAATAGCAATATTCTAGGAAGGTACATGAAGAAAAATTATGGTAACTTTGGAACAAACTCTTGAACGCAATTACCATTGGGTCATAGATCGTATTCATTATCTTTGTGAAATTGATAAGGAAAAAACATTAACTTTGGATGCTTTAGATGATGCTTATGCTATTCAAAAAGAATTCTCCGAATGGTTGGACCCAAACATAGATGATCATGATGTATTTTCTCTTGAATACATAGGAGATGACTCCTTGTCTTGACAACCTTGAAATGATGTCCTATAATACGAAAGCACTGAAGAGGTTCCTTTTTTAATGGTATGATTTTAGAAACACTCCTGGCACTAACGCCCATTGACTACGACCATTTGGCAAGAGCAGTCAAGGTTGAAGCAGCTCCTAACACTATGGATGAATACTGTGTAGCAGTGTCTATCCTTAATCGTGTCAGATCTCCTCTTTACCCAAACACTGTTGCTGGCGTAGTTTATGCTCCCGGACAATATGAAGGATTTCGTTATTGGAGACCAGTTGCTCCTACAACTTTAGTGAATGAATTTAAATCTGATAAGGGAAGAGAAAACTTTCTCAAAGCATACAGTATCATTGGGGACCGAACAAGTTTCAAAGGACAGCGGATGCTACCGTATCGTGTTGTATCAGAAGATCCAATGTGCGATTCAAAAGGCAATTTCTTCCATTATCACTGGCAGTCATGACCTATCCGGCACCAATTATTGCACCTTATGATGAGTGGTTCAGTGAACCAATTTTAACAGAAACTCAAATGGAGTATCAAAAACTAATGAAAGAATCTGGCGACGATATTATTGTAAATATGGATGGTGGAGTTGGTGGTTCTTGGAAAGTCGAAACTGAACCTGTCAATATTCATGAAGTGATGTATGATATGGCAACCAAAACTGGCAAGACTACAACTCAATTAGATCCTATTGGTGCATCGGAAAATTTTCAAGGAGGTTCGGAAAATCTATATGGATAATGATTGGCGTTACAGTGAAGATAAACTACAAATTCGTCAACAAGCACTTACTATTCTTTTAACTAAGTATGGTGGTGAACTTAATTCAACAAGAGGTTCTAAATATAGAACCCAGTCTATATACGAGTGTGCTCATGATTGGGTATCCCAAGGTAATGTAAATTGTAACGGCATTGCCAAATACTACGAGGCTTATTATGCAAAAAGTAATTAATGTTTTAGCAGTCCTATCATTTGTAGGAACTGCAGGTATCGTCGGTGGCGGTGCTGCACTATATCTCAATAAAGATTCTATTGTTGAGAATATCAAATCTCAAGTTGCAGCAGCTGCTGGAGAAGCAATTGCTGGTGCTCTCCCTGGAATGCTAGACTCTGCCATGCCAGAACTTCCTGGTGCCACTGGTGGTGCTATTCCTCCTATCCCCTCTACAACCGGACCTGCTTTACCTTTCTGATATGAAAAAAATTATTATGGCTCTGATGGCAGCATGTCTTGCTGCCCCTGTAATGGCAGATCCTCTTGAAGATAGTGATTACTTTACCAATCATTCTATGGGGTGTATGCTTCTTCAAGAATGTACCGATGATGTAGAACCTATCTGGGGTATTGACTATCTGGCACAAGAATATCCTCTGTCTAACTGGAATCCAGTTGCAGAGGAGTTTAGTCGTATGTTGAATGCACTGACTCTTGTAGATGTGCAAGTTTATCTTGCTGATGAGAAGTATTTTCCGGTAGGACATCGTGGTGTCTATCATACTGTAAGTAACAACTTCTATCTTAACCGAGCATATATGCATCGTCCTGGTGTATTGATGAGTGTTATGCGTCATGAAGGATGGCACGCGGCACAGGACTGCATGGCAGGCACACTTGATAATAGTATGATTGCTATCATTAAACCTGAAGATCAAGTGCCACCATTGTGGCGTGAGATTGTAGAGAAGAGTTATCCTGAGTCGGCATGGCCATGGGAAAAAGAAGCAACCTGGGCAGGTAAAACTGCAGGTATGACACAAACAGCATTGGAATCATGTGCTCGTGGTAGTATGTGGACGGACTATGATCCTACTCCAATGACTCGTGAATGGTTAGAAAAAAATGGTTACATCGCTAAATAAATTTATATTTGCTTATGACTAATGCCGGAAGTTCGCAGCGATGTAAAGGATGTTAAGAATGAAAAGAAACCTGATAAAAAAGGTTTCTTTGGAAAAATAAAGGAGGCGGCAGATGACAAGGAAGAACAACTTGCTATTCTGTCTACTTTTGTTCGCCTTGGCATTCTTGTCTGGTCTGGGGGAATACTCACGTTGGCGTACATCAAACTTCCACCTGCACTCGGTATACCTGAACAAAAACTAGATCCAACTTTTATCGCAAGCGTCTTTACTGGGGTGCTTGCGACTTTTGGTGTTCAGGCAGCAAAGAAAGCAGGAGAAGGTGGTGGATCTAATGGTGGCGGTATTACAAAAGAACAGATGGAAAGATTAATTGAAAAGGCAGCACAAACTGCACCGGCACAAATTATTCGTGTGGAGCAAGCACCAATTAAGTTCATTACTAATGATGGTGAACCACCTGTAAAACCTACCGTGTAATCTTATGACCTTCTTTAAATGGGCTGCATTAGGAGTTGGTGGTGTTGTTGCCATAGCACATATCGGTGTTTTGGGACACATCATTACAGCAACCAGAGTGCCAGAAGCACCAGTTATTAATTTTCCTAGAGGAGATTATTCCTCATATAAGATTGAGGCAGGTAAAGAAGGTTATAGTGTAGAATATAGAGCAAACGATCCTGCTATTCTTGAGTCCCAAAAATCTTTATCTTTAGATAAAAATAAGAGTGGATTTTTCGGCGGAAAAACTAATGAAGTTAGAAGAGAGTGGCGTAAAGATCAATTTACTATGGATGGCACTAGAAATATAGGAGGTGCCGTTGGAGACGGCGAGGGAAAGTCTGCAAAAGAAATAGAGTGTATCGTGGCGGACGCTGGAGCACGGTCACAAGGTGCGATGGCAGGAAGTAGTATTGCTGCTGGAGTCGGTGTTCCTGCCGTGATTGGAATCCCATATGTTGGATGGTTAGCAGCTGGTTGGGTAGCACTTTTGGGTGGTAGAGTAGGTTCTAATATTGGTTCTACTGTTGGTTCTGTGTTTAACGATTGTTAGTATTTTAAGGTCATGAAGTCATAACAAAAGGGGGAAAAATAAACGCTAATTGAATAGATAAGATATACTACGAAGTATATAAAATGATCCCTCAATTTGCACACTGGATCGGACAAAACCCTTTGTTAATTGAGTGCGGGAGCGTATTAATGCTTGCTCCCATAGCATACTACTGTAATGATTCTCTCAAGAATCCTCAAAAATATAAAGAATAATATAGAATTATGAGCGCAATATTTGTGTTTTCCTTTGTATCATTGCTATGTTTTGCAATGCATATTACTTGGCCCCTACCACATAGGAGTGGGTTTAAAAAATGAATTTACTACTAAGTCCTCATGTCAACCCAAATGATCCTGTGTGGTCGGTGATTCTATGCGTAATCATTGCTGTCGGATTGGCACTGGGTTATGTTATATACATATTAAAGATATCATATACGGAGTTAGAAGATGGGCGCTATGGTTCCACCCAGCAGGAAGAGCTGCTACAACTTCCGAGTGACGGAGATTAATCGTGTCCTTGATGGTGATACTATTGATGTTACTATCGACCTCGGGTTTGATTTATACAAGAAAGAAAGAGTTAGAATTGCAGGAGTTGATACGCCGGAGAAGAGAACTAGAAACTTAGAGGAGAAAGCTCTTGGAATCGACGCAACCAACTGGCTCGAAGCGAAACTGGAAAGCACTCTGGCTGGTGATGATGAGTTGTCTGTTAGGACTGAACTTGTTGGTGGCGTCGGTAAATATGGCCGTCTTCTTGGTTGGTTATACATTGGGGACGCAGATGTGTCCCTCAACGAACAAATGATTGAGCAAGGTTATGCTCATCCATATGATGGCGGAACAAAGGACATGAACTTAGAAGCACTTAGAGAAATTAGGAGGGCACATGGTACGCTTGTTGACTAAAATTAAAGATTGGGATAAGGCAATGGCAAATAAAATTCAGGACAAGTTTAACTTGACTGATTATCAGATGCTTTGTCTTGCATTTGGAAAAGGATTTATTATTGGAGCAATTTTATTATGAGAAGAGAAATGTTAGATGCTCTCAAGGCACTTGCTATTGGGAACATTAAAAAAGCAAAGATGAATATTGAAATTTATCTTGTCAATCCAGTTGGCATTGGTGAGCACCCAGATGTGCTTGGCGCAATCCAGGATCAAATTGATGCGATTGCAAAGGAAGAAGAACGTCTGGAAGTTATTAAAAAGTATTTGGAAGATTAACTAGTGGACACATCTGATCTGGATGATTATTCTTTTGGAGATGGAGAATGGTACACAGAAATGACACTTGGCATAGATGAGGTTCGTGCATTATATGAACATTTTTCTTTTGCTTTAGAAACTTGGCCGGGGTCTCCTAGAAGACCCACACATGAACAAGAACTGCTTATGGTAATGAAAATGAGATTTTTTGCAATGCTACAGGATTATAATTTTTATAATAACTAAGAACTTATAATGATTCCAGAAATCCAGTTAGGTAATATTGATATTGGAGTTAATCAAGTTAGTAATTTGATTATTAATGATACACCTGACTGGTTAAAAACTCCGCCTGCAGCAATGCCAATATACCCACCCGTGACTACACAGGTGGGTGTTCCTATTGTTAATATACCTGGATGTGTTGAGTCTCACAGAGATAGTAGTGAGAATCAAACACTCAAAGAAGAAGATAGAGATGGCGTCCAAGTATTCTGTGATGCAGGAACACCTAGTTATAGTCCAATAGATTATGATCCACGCAGATTAGAGATAACAACAACATCTCCACCACCTCCACCATATAAACCACCTGATACAAAACCACCAGAGACACCCAAATCTCCTACACCACCACCTCCACCTGCGAAGGCAGAGTGTCCGAGTAGAGCACAAGAATTAAAAAACCCTGTAGGAAAAATCTTAGAGGGTAATAAAAAGATTACTAGGTATGAGACAGTGGGAAAAGAATGTCTTCCTGTATTTGAAAATTTAAATATACCCGATCAGATTGTCCAGAATATACCATCAGCAGGTATGGTAACTGTTACCGCCTCAATTGCTGTAGTTGCGACGACCTCTGCACTGCTCGCAAAACCTCTTGCTGATCTTTTGTTGAAAGTGGTGAAACCTGTGACGAAGAAGGTTGTGAAGAAGATTGCTGCCTTACGGGGTAAGAAACCCCCGGTACTGTCTGAGTCTGAGAGGAAGGCGGCACAGCGTGATCGGAACCGTGCGATAAAGGTGTTACGTTCGGCACTGAAACCGAAGGGATAGAGTGACGATGTTGCATGACAGTATTAACATTTTGAACTACCACGTCTGCACACACTTTAAAATAAGGACTTCTGGGGTGGAAACTGATTCCCGCCTGCATCAACTGACCACAATTTTTAAGTCTAGCTAGCTCAAAATCTAATCTCTTATTGGCAATTAATTGTTGTTGCATTTGTATCTGAGTATCTGCTGCCTGCTTACAACGTTCTTGCAATCCACCATCAAGTGGGAAAGAAAGTGTTGCAGACAATCCAATGCTTGTGCTGTAGTTTCTAGTATCACCAGTTCTCACTGGTTTCTGCCAGAGTTCTGATCCTGGATTATCGGGGACACCATCTCCAGTCATTTCCATAGTGGTGATTGGCATATCTGCACCATCTTCATAGGCACGAACAGTATCACCTGCTGAGTTGGTATATGTTCTATTATCATAGTGTGGAGACCAAGGCCAGTTCTTAACAATGGATTGAACTTCTACTAACTGACCTTGAAAATCTCTATTATCGTATTGAGGTTCCATGTAGTGTGTCTCAAATGGATCCTTCTCATTACGAGCATGAGTAATAAATGGTGTGATATTAGCAGTCGGTCCTTGACAAGCAATCCCTCCACCATATTGATTGGTGATATATGGTCCTTGTAAAACCTGAATAGCTTGGTTCGTAACTGAGCCTGAACTATTAGCTATTGGGTTTGCTGTCGCACT